GGTAGCATCGCCCTGGAATGCACGTTGTAGAAGCTCAGCACTCTTGTTACCTGCCTCGTCACTGTCAGTAGCAATGACAATAGCAGAGAAGGCTTTCATGTAGTCATACACCGCCTTGTTCTGCAACACCAGCTTAACTGTGCCAGCATTAGGCAGGGATACAACAGGGTAAGTCTTACCTAGTAGTTGATAAGCTGCGAGGCAATCCTCCTCACCTTCAGTAACGGTAAGGAACTTAGAGCTACCTGCGTTGAACTTGTCCATACCAAAGAGGTGATCATTGGTAAACCCATAGTTCTTAGAGAAGTCCTTAGGCAGTACTCGTGTCTTCGGGCGGTGAGGGTAGGGGTACACTCGGGTGACGGGGTCACCGCTACTAGACATGCCTGTCTGCACCCCGTAGAACTCCTCCACATCTCGATCTACACCACGCATAGGGTGAGTCTTAAGGGTTAAGTCTGTTGGCATAGGTACGTATTCCTTTTGTTTAATTGGTTTCTCTTTGGAAGCTTCACCGTGTGAGGTGTTACCACATGAGTGGCAGTAGCCTGTGCCATCAGCCCACACTGAGTAGCTACCCCCCGCACCACACTCAGGACGTGGGCAGGTACGGTGTGTCTTAATCGGGGGTGCTTTCTTTGTCAAGTAATGTTCCACTTCTTAAGCTTAACTAGAAGTAAGTCGGCTTGCCTGTACCAATACTCTTTCTGCTCATCATTATAAACCTCACCCCAACTAGGCTCCCAGTAAGCAGTAGCTAAGTATTCCCCAAGTATTTCTCTGGGTGTCTTATAGCGCATCAGATCACTCCTTCTACAAGGTCCTCTAAGGTCTTAGCTTGGTGACGTAGGCCGCTGATGATACTACGTACAGCTTTGATAGCCCCGTCTTCATCGTAGTGCTTACCCCTCACCACCATTTGAAACTCGGTGTCATGGTTGTAGTCGTTGTCCTCGACACCGTCAATAAGTTTATCGTAGTCCATCGTGTTACTCCTTACCAATCAATATCAATTTCGTAGTTACCCTCTTCAATAAGACCTTTAGCATACAGGTCGTTAACCACCATGTCCACACTAGGGTAGAAGTTACGCTCCCACCACATGTGAGTGTAGTCGTTAATATCTTTTTCCTCACGAGGAATAGATTGCTTCGGGTCACGCTCCAACCAAGCTTTGAAACTCACTCCCATGTCTGGGTGGTTAACTTCTTCTGGAACTGTATCGTTATCATAGTCATAAGGGGAGGAATCAGGCACAGTGAACTTATATACCCCCCTGCCTTTGCAATCATCCTGTTGTTGAAAGTTGTAAGGGCGTCCGTAAGTTTCTTCAACCAACTGATCCCAAACCCCAAGGTCAACACTTCTTACACTGGTATACTTCAACATCATAGTACTCCTTCTACAAGTAGCGGTGCAGCTACAGGAAATTGCTTCTTCAACTCTTCGTATACAACCTGAGCTACAACCCGTGTCTCAGCCTGTGTGTCACTGCCTAAGCGTAGCTTACACATGTTAGCGAAGGCACCTAGTGTACCACTCCATGTCCATGACGTCATGAGGGACTGAGGTAGTACCATACGTGCTTGCTCCGGCGCTACTCCAACAAACAGAAGTCTTTCGTATGTCTCAAGTTGAGACTTGTACTCTTCATGGATAAACTCCTCCATCGTCTCTGAGTATGAACTTTCAAGAGTGCTAAGCTCTGACATGGGAATACCCGTGTTTGATATAACCTTGAAGTCAACACTCTCATCAGAGCTACCTTGTTTAACATCAGCAGCAGCCTTACGCCATACCTCTGGTGTATAGAACTCTACGTCATCAGTGATGTACCTACGTGAGTACTCGCTCATGACAAGGTACTCATGCTTAACCAGGTGTCTCGCTACGAATACTGGAGCTTTAACCTCAAAGGAGAAGAACCCGTGATTGAATGGTGTGTCATGCGTAGGTGTGTTGCGCCATTGCCATAGTTTCTCTATAAGTTGATCCTTGAAAACTTGGTTACCACAACTAGTCCAATCATGTGAGTCATTGTTAACCTTCACGATAAACAGATCGAAGTCAGCGGCAGTCATACCCCGCGCTAGGAACTCAAGCAATCGTTTGTCTTTGTCACCAAGTTTCTTGTACTCCTCTACAATCTCAGGTGGCATACCGTATGGATCAGGGCAACTTAAGTAGCACCACTCACTGCGTCTACCAAAAGACTTACGTGCTGCGTTAACGATGCCGAGGTCTGACCCTGTGGGTGGTACGTCAGGGTTTAGTTGTGTTATAATCTGTGTCATTACTCTATACTCCTATCTCTAGTAAGTCTCTTAGGTCATCGAACGATGCGTCTATCCACTCTTGGTACGTACCTACAAACGAGTCGCCACAAAGGTACTCCTCAGAGTTCCATTCCTCGCTGTTGCGATAGTGCTTCGACGCAGTCTCAAGTCTGTGTTCGATGGTATCAATCGCTCTCAGTAGATCAACCTTGGTTGCTGTTCGTGTCATGTTGTCTCTCCTAGAAGTTTAGCTTTGATCTTAGCCTCACGTTTTAAACGCCAAGGTGCATTCTTATCTACATCACCAGCCATGATAGAACCGTAAGGTTGAATCTCATCTACGACCTTAGCCAGTCCCATACGTTCCATCTGTTCACGTACCTTAGGCCCATCCTTGTAGGCCGATGGAAGCTCAGTCACGTCAATCTCACCACAATAACTGATAGCTACGATACCCTTAGTCTCATCAGCAAAGACCTGCTCATCTGTAAGATTAGGGTCCAGTGTCTTACGGTGGGCTGTACGAGAGAGGTTACGGCCAGCACCGTGGGGTGCAAACCCAAGGTTGTTAGCGTTACGTTCCCCTTCAATAAGAAGCACAGGTTGGGCCATGTTCAAGGGAACAATCTGCACACCATCGGTATCAGGCAGGAACCCATCGTGGACAGGGGTAGCACCCTTAGCGTGGTAGAAAAGATCATCTTCTTGGAAGACAAAGTTATGTTCATTCCACAAACGGTTGCTAACCTTAGCCCCGATAACATCAGCAGCAGCAGCGTGCAGGCATGAGTGGTTAGCTTTAGTCCACTTACGTACTAGTTGCAATGCAGCCCAGTAGTCCTCTCCTTCACGGGTGTCAGCCGGTATCCAAGAGTTCTGCTTGAGCACACCTTCCGCTAGGCTACGTGTAATCTTCTCGGCTACCTCCATACCTTTAGTGTAAAGCATAGCACCTGGAGCACGAGACCCGTGGTGTGTGACAAGACAAACATTACCTGCATTGTTAGTACCTACGAACGAGAAGTGATTACCATCACCCTGTGTACCCATATGCTCAACAGCCTGCTGCATAAACTTCTTAGAACTAGTGAAAGGATTGCTGTTGAAGTCATCGTACAGCTTAGGGCTTAGGCTGAAGCGTTCACCGTTCTTACGCCCACCCCGACCGAAGTGTGTGACAGCATGTATAGCTGACAGCAGTGCGGCTGGATCAGCACCTTCAAACTCTGTAACCATCATAGAGCAACAGATGTCTGCGGAGTGCATACCTGGGTGGATAGCATTCTTTGTTACGACAACGCCACCGACAGGGATAGTGCCAACAGGACCAGCAGGCATAGCATCAGGCATAACGCAAGCATCAACCACAGTAGGTGTAGCCATCAGAGCTTCCATAGTCTCCATGACCTTGTCGTAGTTGTTGTCTTCCTCAGGTGTGCCGCCCTCTAGGTTAATCTGCAGGTACCCAGCCTTCTGTAACTGCAACTTAGGAGCAGGCTTATTAGCCTTAACCCACTGCTCTAGCTCTGTGTAAGTCTGACAGTATGTGTTGACGTAACCTAGAACCTTACCAAAGGTAGGTCCTTGGGGGTAGCCAGCCTCAAGTAAGTCGTGTCCAGTAAAGTTAGTCATGTCTTTCTCCTCTGTGATAGTGCAGTAGCTGCACCTTTCAATGTGTGTTTCATGTAAGGGTTAAGGCTGGCGATGTTCTTATGTCCGCTGACATTCATGATACCTACAGCGTCAACACCTGCCTCTACCATCTCAACGATTGCTGTCTTACGTAGTAACCCTAGCTG